AGGAGTAGCAATAGTCGCTTTCGCCTGATAGCCCTTCATAACAGGACCTCTTGAAGCAGTAGTACCATCACGGTATAGGATAAACTTGTAAGCCAAGTACTCCTGTGCTTCCTGTGGATTAGATGTAGTTACTTCAACTGGTGGTACAGACGCGTCGTATGCGACTACATCGTACTCTGTTCCATCTGCTGTAACTGTTTCCAATGTCATTGAACCATAGTCGAAGTCACCACGTGCAACAAGACGCTTGAAGTTCTTAGGCTCTAGTGTGTTGTAGCGGATGTAACCTGTGGTTAGGTATCCACTTGGCATTAGTTCTGCTTCGTTTTCGTAGTATACATAACCTACTCCAGAAGTTGTGGCTGTAGTACAGAACATTAATTGGTCTGTTCCATCAGCAAATGCACACCCAGTAGTCTGATGTCCAGTTATACCACTAAAGTATAAGTCATTAGCATAGGCAAATCGTAGAGGTTCAACCTCAAGACTTAGGTCAATGCGGATAACCCCAGGTTCTCCAGCAACGCCAGTAGCGCACCATACGTAATGGTCACGGCTAGCAAAGTCATAGCAAGGCTGAGTTGTTTCCACGATAAGCGGACCATAAGATAGCGAACCATCTTGGTCTGATACTGTAGCCACACGGATACCCTTATTGGTTCCAATTATCATGTAACCTAAATAATAGTGAATCTTATGTACTATCTCACCAACTGGGAACTCTGCTGCAGTAATTGCAGATGTGAGTGTTGGCATTACGCCAGCAGTTGATAGTGTGAACTTAATGATTGTAGACTGGATACCATTGTATCCTGAAACATAGATAGCAGGACCTGAGGCTGCAACGCTAGTATAGATATGCGTTGTTGAAGGATGTGTGTATACTGGTGTTGGCATGAGTGCTGTTGTTGGAGCAAACTCATACACTTTGTTATCAGCACACAGAACAATACGCTCTTTCACGTATTCCATAGTTGCATTACTAATAACGCCAACTTCATCAAACATCTTGGTAACATCTGCAGTAGATGCAGAAGTACCAGTTAAAGGCTTCTTGTAGACAGTCTTCTTAGTAGCGGTATTAGTAATCCAATATGCAAAAGTTCCATCATCACAGATAGCATAGACTGGTGAATCAGCACCTGAGTTGTAATCAACAAAGTGAGTTACTGTTCCATCTGATGCAATCTTGTCAACATCATACTCATCTTGCAATAGTACACCAGATGTGTTGTTCCATTTAATAGAACGGATGTGCTGGTCTACTCGTAGATTGCTCTTGATTTGACCAGTAGTGTTATGCCCAGCATCTACATTGTTAAGTAGAGTTACCTGACCTTGCTCCCAGACATTAACGCCCTTGCTATCAGCATAGCGAAAATGTCCAGGAGAGTTAGGATTAGTCTGGGCTGGGTCGTAAAAAGTTATACCGTCCCCGCCATGAAAGGATTGCTGACTACGAATCCACCAACCAGTTAGTGATTGCTCACCTGGTTCAGTCTGGTTATCAAACTGTTCCTTACGGAATGGTGCAGTCTGTCGGATGTATGGACGCGCATCGCTAATTGCATAGATAAACGGCATACCTCCAATGGCTGTATCATACGCCACATCAGTATTCTGCCAGATAGATGTAGTAGAAACTACACCAACGTCAACGGCAATTGCCCGCGTTGCACGACCTTCGGTAATATCACGACCAGCCACGTAGACTCCTTAGCCTTGTTGTTGTTTTTCTTGCGCCTTTTGTTTAATCATATCTAATGTCCAGTACATATCATAGTAACCCACATCTAGCGAGAATCGCTTGATATGCTTTACTAATGCACCAGTGTGTGCATACAGCGGGATACCCGCCTCTTGCATCTTACGGAAGAAGACAATGTCTTCACCCACATACTTATCGCCAACATGTTCTAGTTCTGCAAACATTGATTGGTCAGGAAACTTCTCACGCATCTTTGGAATGATTGACTTGTGCATCAGCACGAATCCAAAACCTGCACTATCTACCTTGATAACTTCGTTATGTGGTAGTGGGTGTACATGTTGGATAGTCTGTTCATCTACATCAAAGAACAATGCAGGGTATGGCTTAGCCAATGTACCCTCATGCTCCTTAGAGATGAAGTAAGTTCCGCTTACGACTGGCTTGCCAATCTTGTCGGCAGCATCCCAAAGTTTAGCAACTACTTCCATGTTGACTACAATATCTGAGTCAATCCATAGAAGCCAGTCACTCTTGATGCTATCAGCCCAATAGTCAAACAGAACCTGGCGTTGTCTGCCAATCTGGTTGCCTTGCACTCGCATACTGTGGGTCAGTTCGATGCCGTTGTTGGAGCACTGTAGTGCTACGCTAACAACACCTTCTGTGAACTTACCATCGGTGTTACCGTTGTCACACCAGCCTATGGCTAGCGTTCCCTTATTTACTTTACTCATAGTGTCCCCTAAGTTATAGGCATTGATAGCCTATCTACATTGTACCATACTATTTTTATAGCGCAAGTTTTTAATAGAGCAGTTTAGACCCGTGCTCAGGGGTAATAACTTATTTCTTATTCAGTTACTTCAACATAAACAGCACTGCAAACATCACAATTTGTATACCATTGTGGGTCAGTTACTTGACGATGTTCAAGGTAATCCTTTTCACATCCGTTGCATTTGTATTTGTATGTAGGCATACCTACTCCTATCTGTATTCTTTGTTAACTCGGAACATTGTTTTATATCGGTCAAAAAACTTTGTATTTAATTTAGCAACAATTGAATTTATTTCAATTGCTTCTGTTTGCCCACCAATTTTCATTTCCCAAGACTCACGCTTAATAGGAATAACTTGAGCAATTGGCGTTCCTTGAGGAATTAAACCTTCAAATGTTACATCATTTAATACAAATGGAAAATTAACATTTGCTGTGTAAGTGTCTGTATCTACAATTCCTGGAAGAATTGTAAATGGTGATTCCCTATGCATAGGTTGAACAAACAAAGTTGAATAACCTTTAGGAGTTTTAATTGCCCAAGGGTTAATCCATTTAGGATAAGCCATATGCCCATTGCGATTAGGATGTTCGGGTGCTTGTTCTACTGGATGAAACTGAACAAGTCCGTGACTTGCCCATTCATAGTAAGGAAACTTATTACCTTGTTCATCTTCTTTTTGTGATACATATACATCTGCTGGCAATGTAATAATATATCCCGCAGCAATTGCATCAAAGACTGGCATACAACGTTTTATAGTTGCGCTTGAACTACCTTGACCAGTTGGTTTTTTTTCACCAGATATATATGATTCTAATTTTTTATACCATTCGGGTACAAACTGTGAGGCTGGTTTAGGGACTTCGTGGTCAGGCATTGTACCCGTTGGGGTAAAAATTATGTCAGGCATTATTCAGTTGGTTCTGGAAAAGTAAAATTACCATTCTCGTACTGCCACCAAATTCCAACGTGGTCTGGAAGTTCAACGCATTGCTGTTCAGTTGCTTGAATTGCATCTTCTAGTGAGTCAGCAATGATTGCCTGTGTTATTGTAGTGCCATTAATTACACCATATTTAGGCATTTGTTTCTCCTTCAAAATAGAATTTATTATTTTTATATTTCATACCTATTTCAGCAGGACTATTATCCATTGTCATTAAAACAAATTGATAGTCATTACTCAAATAAGTTTGTTGTGATAATGGAGATACAACATTATTTGTATCTCCAAAACCACAATCAATAACAATGTCATTATTTAATACAGCATAAAGTATATTGTCTGGTAATGTCATATCTTAATAGTATAGGATAATTGCGCCATTACCACCAGCGCCACCTGCTGAAACAAGAGAAGTGTTAGAGTTGTTAAATCCACCGCCACCGCCACCGCCTCCTCCAGCACCGCCATTGCCACCATTAGGAGCAATATTTGCTGTGTTTGCTGAACTTCCTGCACCACCTGCACCAAGCCAACCAGCACCACCACCACCGCCGCCTGGACCAATGTTAGTTCCAGCGCCGCCTGCTCCACCAGCATAATTTGGTGTGCTTGCTCCTGCAGCGCCTATAGTAGTAGAGTCAACTGCTGCAGCACCCGCACCAGCAATTGCTGCTCGCAAAGGTCTATAAGAGTTAGTCGGGTTTGATGCTGGTCCATAAGGAAATTCTCCACCCATTTTGGGAATAGCATACGGTTGAATTAAATTGTAAATAGCGTGTCCGTGTGTATTTATATTTTCGTAAATTTCTTTAGAAGCAGCAGTAGGTCCTGCAGACTTTGCAAAATCTATTCCAACATTTCCAGCACCATTTTGTGATGAAACTGTTCCAGTATTAATAGTTGTAAGACCATTTGTTATATTGTAAGTAACACCATAACCAGGTGTGCCACCACCGTTTGCTTGTATTACGCTATATCTTGAATCGCCGCCCCTGGTTCCATTGTGAGTACCAGTAGTTGTGTTAATTATATTTGACTGACTTCCCCCTGCGCCAACTACTGCAACAGCACTAGATGGAACTAAACCAAAACCAGCACCGCCTGCTCCTCCGCCACCGCCACCGTTAAAGGTACCTACGCCAGCCCCGCCTGCTCCTCCACCGCCAATAACTAAAGCATATACCCAGTTTCTACCAGTAGAAATGTTATTAGATGAAGATGTAATTGTTTGTTGTGCTGACATATTGGTTGGATTAAATGATGTACCAACTGCTGCTGCAATAGAAGCATTTGTTGGTACGGCAGCAGCAACTGCTGTTGCAATACTTGAGTTAGTAGGAACTGCTGCTGCAATAGATGAGTTAGTAGGTACAGCAGCGGCTACCGCTGTAGCAATGTCTGTATTTTGAGGACCAACCCCAGGGATTCTATCAATAGCCATTAGGAAATCTCCACTCCGCTGATGTGAAAGTTAACAGTAGTAGCGGATGCTCCGCCTTGAATTGTTTGAGTAGCATTAATAACCTGTTTAATGTCAAGTGTGACAATAGAGTCAGCACCAATTGCTACAGTATCTGCAAGTTTTGTACCATTAAGCGCTAAGTCAAAAGTTGCTGCTGTTGCTGCTGTATTAACAATAACAATGTTAGTAACAACTGCTGTAGTTGCAGAAGGTACTGTATACAAAGTTGTAGTTAGTGTTGTTGTTGCTGCTCCTCGGAACAGCGCTTTAGTTGTTGTAGCCATTAGTTACTACCCTTTCGTTTAGAGAGCACCCATAAGTATGAGTGTTAGTTCATCAATTAAACTTCCTGGTCCACCTGCAGCAGATAAGTTAATATCACCTGATGCCGTAACTGTTCCAGTTAATGTTGGTGCTGTTAAAGTTAAACCAGCAATTGTTCCTACTGTTGCTCCAGAATTAATTACGGTTGAACCTAATGTTGGTGCTGAATAACCAGCAACTGATGCCCATTGAGTTCCAGTACCAGTTGATTGCAGATACTGACCATTGGTTCCAGATGATGCTGCTGCGGTTAATGTACCAGTAAGCGTACCGTTATTTAATGTTAAAGCACTAACACTTGATATTGTTGTGCCAGAAGTAAGAACGGTGCTACCAAGAGTAGGTGCTGAGTAAACACTAGTTGTAGCAATTTGCACCCATGCAGACCCTGACCATACATACATATTATTAAGTGTTGAGTTCCAGTAGATAGCACCTACAAGAAGTGTATTGCCATCATTGTCTACTGTTGGGGCAGATGCCTTGCTACCAAGGTATCGGTCATCAAAGTTATCATAAGTTGTAGCAGCATCAGATGCGCTAGTAGCAGCAGAAGATGCTGATGTAGCAGCAGATGAAGCAGAAGTGGCAGCACTTGTAGCACTGGTTGCTGCAGCAGTTGCTGAGTTAGCAGAAGCAGTTGCATACCCTGCAATTGTTGCTACTGAGTTAGCAGCAGTTGTTGCTGATGCCGCTGCAAGGTTTGCATTATACTTTGCAGAGTACTCTGAGCCAGATACGGGTGTTACTAGTTGAGTTGCCCAAGCCTGTGCATTTGTTGCACTCGCTGCTGAACTAGTTGCACTAGTTGCTGCTGCCGTGGCAGAGGCTGCTGCAGATGTCGCAGAAGTCGCTGCTGCTGTTGCTGAACTTGCTGAGGCTGTAGCAGATGCCGCCGCTGCAGTTGCACTGGCTGCTGCGCTTGTAGCGCTTGTAGCAGCCGATGTAGCAGAGGTAGCAGCACTTGCTGCTGATGTGGCTGCTGCTGTGGCAGAGCCAAGAATACTATCTACATAGTCTTTAGGTGTAGCAGAAGATGCTGACATACCTGCTGAGGATAGACCAGTGATGACTGGTGAGCCTGAGATAGTCGGGCTAGTTAAAGTTTTGTTTGTAAGAGTCTGTACTGCTGTAGCAACTACTACTGTGCCTGTTGTATTAGGTAACGTAAGTGTATTGTCCTGTGTAGGGTCAACCACTGTTAAGGTAGTTTCAAAGGCATCGGGTGTAGCACCTTCGAAGACAATACTTGCATCTACATTTGTACCCGAGATAGTAGGGTTAGTGATTGTAGGGCTTGTGAGAGTTTTATTAGTTAGGGTTTGAGTGTCGATAGTTCCGACTACAGAAGATGAGTTTGAGATGCCGTGTACCCCTGTAGAAGCCTCGATGTGGGTATTGGCTTCACGGTAATCACGACCAATAGCCATGTGGCGAACAACAGCACCAGCAGAGTGAGCCTGGGCTGAGGAGCCATCAATGGCTCGGGTAATCGTAAAGGTATTTGTTGATACCGCCGTGGCATCTACAATTTCTTCAATTGCTGTATCTGGGTCGATAACAATTGTAAAGGTTGTACCCGCAGGAATAGTCACGCCACCAAGGAGTGCAGAACCTGATACAACAACCATAGAGGTAGCACCAGAAGTAACCGCACCTGTTAGGGTGGACTGCTGAGAGCGAGAGGAGTAATTTCTAGTTGTCATTTATATTCCTATCGAGTATAATGAATTCGTGGCGGATATGCGTTTTGCAGAGTTGCTACTTCCTCGTTCAAGCGTTGTGAGTAAAGAGCAAAGAGTTGCTTTGTTGCTGATGCGCTCGCACCGTATGGGCGCTTGCCATCTGTTTCGTCCGCCTGTGGGCTAATCTGACCTGCACGTGCTGGGTCAAGGTAAGCCAACAATCTATATGATGTACCTAGAATCACAATGTCTCTTGCTGACTCAGGATATCCTGTAGTAGTTGTAAAGACATCTGTATCATTTTCCATTGCTGTAGGAGGTGTAGCATACATTACTTTTACTGTACGCCCTGGAGTAATCCAGTCATAAATAGTTACAGTCTGCGAGTTTGAACCCCATGTGCTAACATCTGCTAGTGGGTCGAAGTCCCAACGCTTGATACGAATCCACTCCTTAGAAGGACCTGTATCCTGCCATGACATAGTGAGGATATTCTCAATTGCAAGATTCTCAAACTCATATGTATTAACTGCAGCGTTGAATGTGAAAGTAGTTTGTTTAATAGATAACAGGCTTGCACCCATTGCACGAATAGTATCGTTGATAGCCTTCTTAATTACATAGCGTGGGAAGATAGGTGAGATAGTTACCTTAGCGTCAGCAGCATGTGTAGCCGCGACTGTGCCTAAGTATCCACGCCCATATGGTGAGACGGTTGCTGTATTGCTAACGCGGTCAAATGAATCGACCCACATTAGTTCTTCGTCAACCTCAAGGATACCCTTACCTACGTTACTTGTATCTCCAAGAGATAGGATAGTAGGTGCTGTGCTTGGTGAAGTTAATGTTGTGACTGCGCTTCTGAGATAGGTAGAGCGGTCCTGTTGATATGTATAACCTGAAAGGTTAATAAGGACTTCATCAATCATCTGTGCTAATGTTGTCATAGGTTTATGCTCCTTAACGCAACAACGGCTGATAGTCCAGTAGTTCCCGCTAATTCATTGCAGACAGCATTTACCATCTTGTAATCTTTAGGCTGACGGCTTGCGCTGGCTTTAATATTAAGTGCAGCAACAATTCCTAAACCACTAGTCGATGCATAAGCATTGGCTGCGCCTTGCTCAGACTTGTATGCTGTTGGTGCTGGATATGTTCCACCATTTGCAAGACGATTTAACTCGTCAGCAAATGTGCTACCTGCTTCTCCTGTTGCCATTATCTAAACCTCGCAGCCTTCTTTGCTATTGACTTTGGTTGTTTCACAAACTGTTTACCCTTGGCGTTGCCTTTGGCTTTAGCCTTATTGGTGGCAGACTTTTCTGCTGGGCTTAATGCAGCCCATGCTGCTTCTGGTAAATATCTTTTTTTACCTTTAGATGGCTTACCATCTGAGGTTTTCCACTTCTGTGCAGTCCACTTCTTAAGAGACTGTTGAGATTTTGCAAGTGCCATTACTTGTAACCTCCGCCTGCCTTTTTGTACTGTACTGCTAGTAGTTGGGCTTTGCGTGCTGACCATTCACCAGGGTCTCCACCCTTAGAACCAGCCTTAATCTTCTTAAACAATGAAGCACGCATAGTAGGCTTAGTATAATTACCAGCAGCATTGACTTTAGACTTAGCCTTTTTCTTTGCTACCATTTAACTTTATCCGCCCAATACGCAGCACTCATCTTACCTTTAGCAATGTTCTTTGCATGACGTGCCTTGAAAGACTTCTGGCGGGCAGTTGGTTGCCTATCGCCAGTAACGCCCTGCTGACCAAAGCGAATAGTCTTGACCTTGTCTCCTTCTTTAGCCACAACAACGTGTGACTTCTTAGGGTGACTTGGTGTACGCTTAGGCTTGTTAAAGCCTGATACTCCTGCTCGCTTTAGTCTTGGGTCCATTACTTTTTCTTCGCTTTCTTAACAGTCTTTTTTGGTTTTGACTTGCCTGCCTCAGACATAGCAATTGCAATAGCCTGCTTAGGGTTTCTAACAACCTTACCACCCTTACCAGAGTGTAGTGTTCCCCGCTTAAACTCGCCCATTACTTTCTGAACTTTGCTTTTCATTACTTCTTGGCTTTCTTAGCCTTAGCCAATTTTGCTTCGTTTTGTCTACGAGCGCTGTCGGCAGTTGATGCACGAACTGGTGATGGATATACCATTGTGCCATACTCTTTTTGAAAAATCTTTAGCATTGCTGCATCTTGTGGTGTCATCTTTGGCATTTACTTTTTCTTCGCCTTCTTCTTGATGGCTTTCTTCATTGGCTTGCCAGTTTTCTTAGCCTCAGCCTTTGCCATTGCCATGCCCTTTGCTGTGTATGCAAATTCTTTCATTCCTACTTTTGGCATTACTTCTTTTTGCCCATCTTCTTCATGACCATCTTCTTAGCGACAGCCTTCTTAGCAACCTTCTTAGCGGCCTTCTTTGGTCCGTATTCCATCATACGTTCCTTCTTGCCTTCGCCCTTTTCGTGCATCTTCATGGCTGCCATTGACTTGTACTTCTCACCTTTTGCTGACATTATACTTGTCCTATCTCTTTCATTACCGCTGCGGTTGATTGATTTATGTGTTTTGCATCTGGCATTGAATTAGCATCATAAGGCTTATTCAATACTTCGGAGGCTCTTTCTGCCTCACGAATCTTTTCCATTGAAGTCCCACCAGGTTTAATTCCCTGTGACTTAGCGTTAGCATATGCAGATAGTTCATTTTCAAAACGCTTGCGTGGTGCATTACGCTGGCTATTGGCATCTCCAGTATTCATCTGGAGTCCTCTAGCCTTGCATCCAAAGCAATCAGGACCACATGTAGTGTGGTCTATAAAGATATCATTTTCATCAGGAAAAGGTTCAGTTGATGTAGCATCACAATAGACACATCCGTATAGTGCGGAGTATGGAATCATATCTCCATCAACTAACTTGTATGCCCATTCAAGAACTTTGCTTGCGTGTTCGTGTCCCATATATCCCCTATATTGCTGTAAAGTTAGCGGTAGTCACTCCAACGTTTCCGTTGATAAGTGCCTCTCGAGTTGCCTCATCTACTGTGTACTTGCTTCCACCAAGGTATACTTCCTGGTATGTTTCTAGGTCAGAATCTAGTGGATATCGCACTTGACGATAAACTCCATTGACTTTGATGACACTTATACCGCGTGTTAACTTGTAAAATGTAAAGAGTCGCTGAACTCCTTCAAATCCTTCATCGACAGTTGGTGTCTCGAAGATGTAATCTGTCATGACTCCTCCTTTAGTGGACTCACCACCAGACAGGGTTTCCCCTGTCCAGCAGTCAATTAACTACTAGAGAGCAGCGATTGATGAACCTGATGTGATGCGGTATAGTGCCTCATCACGGTAAACTGCAAAGCCAAGTACGCCGTACCAACCCATTGGGCGGAAACGCATCAACTTATCAGTTACGTTACCGATAACTACGTGTGGCTCTTCTGCTACGGCTTCTGCCATTGCTTGTGAACCTGCAACGATTGTGTTGTATACACGTGTTACTGGTGTTACTGTAAGAACAGTTCCAACTGTAACTGCTGCTGAGTTAGCAACGTCTACAGTGAATGTTGTTGTTGAGCCTGATGTTGAGATTGCAGTAATCTTCGCAGATGTTCCTACGCCTGTTCCTGAAATCTTATCGCCAACCTCAGCGCGTGTTGCGATAACTGCAGATGAAGCAACGCCGAATGTGAATGCGGCTGAAACTCCTGCTGATGTTACTGCTGTTGTTGCTAGTGTTGACTGGTCTGCACCTGTCTTAGCATTGTATAGACGTGATGACTCTACGAAGAACGCGCCTTCGTACTCACCGATTTCTCCTGCCCAAATCTTGCTTGCTTCTGAAGCAGACTGTGACTGAGGGTAGCGCCATCCAAGGTCGCCTGTCTCTGCACGAAGGTCGTGTGAAACTTCTGGGTGGATACCAACCCAGTATGAACTTCCGCGACGGCCCTTAGCCTTGTTAGCACGCAACTTTGCTACAGCGCGACGGATGTCTGCTGAGTCAACTGTGTCTGCTGCATCTACGTTAGCAACTGCTGTTGCGTTACCTGCGAAGATGTTGTTTGTACCTGAGCGTAGAGTGTTCATTGCTACAACGTCGATAGAATCGGCTAGGTTGTAAGCGATGATGTTTGCGATTGCTGGGTCTACATCTGCTAGAGAGAAGAGTTCCAATGCGCGTGTTACAAGTACAGCGTTACCGTACTCGTTAAGTGTTACTGTAACAGATGTTGGTGTTGACAATGCTACTGCATCTGGGTCAACTGTCTCTGTTAGAGTTGATGTCTTTGTATCTAGGTCAACGTACTTCTGTAGAACTACAGTTGAACCTGGAATTGCTTGCTTTGCGGGGCGCTTATCTGCGACAGAACGAATTAGTGGTTCTGAGCGGAGAGCGAACTCGAGAAGGCGGTCATATGCCTTCTGTACGAGACCTGCGCCACCTACTGTACCGCCGAATGATGTGCTCGACGTATCTGTATATGCGTTAGGCATGTGTTTTAGTCTCCTTGACTATGAACGGATATTATTGTTGACCTTGCATTAGAGCCATGAGTTCTTCCATTGAACTTGCATTGTTCATGCGTTGCTCGATGTCCTGTGCTCGGTCTGGTGTAACGGCATTCTGTGTCATTACATCTTGCTGACGTAGTGTAGCGAGATTTTGACTATCTGGTCTCTGAGAGACTTCAATGCCAAATAAGTCAGCGTTCTCGTCGAGCCAGTTAGAAACTGATTCTTCTGAGAACTCACCATCTAAATCCTTAAGGATTAGACGTGCTGCCTTCTGGTTTACACCCTTTTGTTCTAGGATTGATTTGACGGTTGACTCACGCTGCGCCTTGGAAAATCCCTCAAGTTGCTCAGTAAGTTCCTTAATACGCTTTTCGTCTGCACGCTTGGCTTTACGTAACTTTTTAAGTAAGTCACTGCCGTCCAATTGTGCGTCGGTGTCGGTATCTTGGTCTTCGTCTTCTTCGTCCCAGTAGTTGTTGCTCATAGCAACCCACCCTTCTATTCGTTGTAGTTCGCAGGCCTCAGTTCAGTTCGGGGAAACTGGCTGGCTCCTACTATCGGTCTATTACGCTGACGGGGCCGATAGGTCCGTTCAGGATTTTAGAATTGTCCTACTGCTGATGTAGTAAGACTTGTTTTGTTTGTACCGCTTGCACCGCTAAAGGCTGCAAGTTCACGCGCTGTCAATGCTTGACGCTTACGTTGTGCAGATGCCAAACTATTGAATACTTCTTGCTCACCTTCGGCTTGTCGGTATTCGTCCAATGTCGTCCCATAGATATCGGATAGTTTTTCAGCGGTTGGAAGGATGTCTGCAATTGTTGCATAACCCTTACGTGCTTCTGCTTCGGTAACACCTTGTGCTGCCAGTTGCTCTGCAACCGATACTCCAGCCTTGAGTCCCTGACGACCTGCTGCTACACCAATCTCTGATGCTGCAATCTGTCGTTCAATCTTCTGGAACTGTTGTTCTGGGTCTAATACATAGGCAACCATGTCAGTTGCGCCAATACCGTAGTACTGCTTGAGTTGGTTGACAAGTGCAGGGTCAGCATTTTGTACACGCTGTACTGCAGTTACAACACGGTTAGAAAGTTCTGTTGGTGACATATCGTTAGCAATAAACTGTCTTACGTATGCGTCATTATCAAATTGCTTTAAGCCGTAGGCACGTAGTACCTGACGATAGGAATCCTCAACATTGACATACTCCGCAGGAGTTAGTGCTGCTAGACCCTTCTTGATGCGGTCAGCGTTTGCTGCAAAACGTTGCTGATATTCTGGTGTCTCTTGCAACTGTAATGTAATTGTTGCTTCTGTTGCACCTTGAATAGCAAGTTCTTTAATCTTGTTTGCTAGTCCAGTAAGACCGTACTTATTAAAGCGGTCTGCCATAGATGAGTAAATGCTTATGCGTTCATTGTACTTAGCAGCATCCGCTGCTGCTTTATCTGCTGCGGTGTTTCCTGAAAGTTGTCTTGTTAATGCAGCAATCTGGTCTTGCAACGCTTTGATAGAAGCATTACTTCCTGCTTGTGCTGCTGCTAATGCAGCGGCTGCCTGTGCTGCTGCTAATGCTGCTGCTTCTTGTGCAGCCTTGGCTGCTGCTGCTTCTGCTGCAGTTCGTGCTGCCGCTGCTGCGGCATCTGCTGCTGCTTTATCGGCTGCTGCTTGTGCTGCTGCTGCCTTTGCAGCATCTGCTGCCGAAGTATCTTCTGCTGGTGCAGGTTCTGCAACTGCTGGTGTACTTGTTGGAATAGAAACTGGAAGTCCTAGATAGACTTTTTCTGCATCAGTTAATGCTTGACCTGATGTTAATTTTCTAACAGCGGCTTGTCCTTGAGCAGGGGTTAATGTAGGATTATTAGGTACTGTGCTTCCACCACCGTCAACCATCATTACATTTGGATTGTATCTCATTACATCAATCCCCAATCCTTCATAACCTTGTACTGCAAAGAGTCAATTGAATCTCTAGCATTGTTTGTAAACTGCCAACGTGGGTCAGAACGTAAGTCTGATTCAAACTGCCATAGTGGCTTGCTTGTTGGCTTACCATCTGGACCAATGTACTGTAAAGCCTTGTTGAGAGTTGGGTCTTCGTACCCAATAGAGTCTGCATCAATCTCAAGGATTGTAGCCATTGATGACTTGTAAGCAGATGCTAATGCATCAACAGTTACGCCCTTCATAATCTGGTCTGCAAATGCTGGATACTTACTTGCTGATTCAGTCTTGATTAATTCTTCAACCTCTGAATCAGTAATGCGATTAGCGAATAGGTCAGCACCCCACTGATTGTACTAAGCCTCAGTATATGATAGCCCATAGGAACGAGCAGTATTCTTAAGGTCTTGTATTTGGGTGAGGATAGTTCCGCCGAACTTACCACCAAAACTATTTGACAATGCAATAGATGAATCTAATTGTGTATCAGTAAGATTACCAGAGTATGCTTTCTTAAGCAAATCGGTAAGTTCTGCATCTTCAACTCGAACACCTAGTTTGAATAGGCGATTCTTCTGATTTGAAATATAAGCAGCCTCATCAGCAGTATATACTTCTGGCTGGTTCAACTTTAATGAGTAACGTGAAGCAGCAGTCTTACCTAATTTTAGGTAGTAGTTAGACTGGAAGTATGCATTAAGTGCCGCGGTTTGGTCTCCAGCAGCCCATAGGTCGTAGACTTCTTGTAGTCCTCCAGGACCCTTACCATATGTAGGGTCATCAAGAAGTGCTCGAGAAAGAACAAAACCAAGGCTTGCTGTTAGACCAGTTGTATTAACACCAGTAGCAGTCCAGCCCTTGTTGTCATCCCACTCGTAAGTCTTATTATCGCCAGTTGGCTTAGCAGGCTTTTCCCACTTCTTAGACTGTTCATTAAATACCCATGCAGAACCAGGCGACATGCCCTTTACAGCATCTGCTGCAGTAGACGTTGCTGATGCTGACTCTGATTCTCTAAAACTTGTTAAATCAGCCATTAGCGACCACCTCGCATTTGCTCTGCCTGCTGCATGACGTCAAAGAAGTTTAGCTGCTTCTGTTGTTCATACTTTGCTGGTTCTAATTCTTTAGCCACACGTTCTACAACTGCCCCGACACGCTCTTCGCTATAACCAGGAGTCTGAGTAACT